CACGAACAGGAATAAAATAATCCTGATCCACAGCCATTTGATTATATCTCATATCAACTTGACCATTTTTTGGATCGGAAATTTGATCTCTTCTAAATTTATTCGCAACACGTTGTACATAAGATTCAATGTCTTTATCATCCATATTACCAACGAATACTTTGAATACGCGTCTTTCAGGTGCTCTTGATGTTCTGTAAATTAACATAGCATCTTCAGCAAGTAAAAGTTGTTTCCATATTCTTCTAATCTTATCTAACATAGAAGTTCCGTAAGGAAGTTTTCTATCGTCACCTAATAATCTAAAGTGTGCAATCTCCCATGCCTGAAATTCTAAATCTTTATTTTTCCATTGAAAACGTAATTCTCTTGATGGGACTTTTAAATCTCTATTTTGTGTTGTAGTTTTACCAGCAGCACCTTCCAATCTTTCAATTTCAATATTTGGTAATTGTTGACACCCAACAATACCCTTTTCAGGATCTAACTTTAAATAAACAAAGTTATCACCATACTTACAAACACCTCTAGTCCACATTTGTAAGTTAGTATTAACATCTAATCTGTTATTAAACAGATCTTCTAATATTTCTTTAATTCTATCTGATTCAGAATAGATCGTTAAAATCTGACCCTTTTCTGACATTGTAGTAGACTCTTCTGCATATATGTCTAATGCTGCCGATATTTCAGGAGTAAACTCCATTGCTTCATAATCATAATAAGCTGCCAATCTATTTGGTTCATAATAAACCGATTGGTTATAAAGAGATTGATCTAACTTAGTCCACTTATCAGCAATGTATTGACTTTGTTGAGCCTGTAACATTGCTTTCTCATAATCTTCTCTATTATCTGTTTTTAATAATTCATCTTTACTGAAATTAAATGAAGGTGCCTGTGTTACCTGAGGTTTACCCGGATAACCAAACATCTTTGTTAATTTCTGAAATACAGTTAAATTTTGATTTGCCATTCTATATAAATACTTTTCTTTATAATATAAACTAAAATAATGATAAACTGAACATTATCTACGTTTACCAAATAACCAAGAATTCTCTTGATATGTTTGTTTACTAACATTCATGTTTTTATCTTGATAATATAAATTATTATTATCCGTCCCCATTGAACCTATTTGATCAAATGCGGTACCGTATGAATAAAAAGATTTACTTGTCTCATATGATCTTTCACTCATAGTCCAAGAATCTAACATTGCTTTGTTTGCATTTTCATTCTTTTGTAATAAATTAAATGACACATCCGCAGCATATAACGCCATCGACATACCCATAATAGCATCATCGTGAGATCCTTTCATGTGATCAGGTCTACCGTTCATATAAACAAACGTATTAAGTTCGTTTAATAATCTTGCAGATCTAACAATAAATCCTTTTCTAAGTTGTTCTTCAAATGCTGCAACAATTTGAGTTCTTTTGTTATTAAAGTTAAGACCAGGTATTTTATCCATAGCCTTAGCATTATAGTCCCAAATGTTTTGAGTATTAACTCCCTCAATGTATACGTTTTTGTAATTTAATTCAGTTAATTTTCTTGATGTTGCAACTCCCATTCCACCTGTAATATCCGTTACAATAAACGCATTACCATATAAGATGGCCCATTTGTATGCAACTGCAGCTAAGTCGTCCGGAGGTATTTTACCAATATATTCCGCAACCTGTTCCCTATCATCAAAATCTATGATTGATATTGCAGAAAAATCCTCACTATCTCCTCTACTCACATCCACTCCCATAATATAACGATGACCGATGATTGGTTCTTTCCATTGCCAAAAAGTTGCTTGCATGTATTTCTCAATAGGTTCTCTAATCATATTTTTAGCAATATTTTCTTGAATATCGCCAGGAATGACACCATCTCCTGAACCTAAGAAATCACATTCCAACTCCTGAGCAATTTTACGTCTATCGTATTTAAATTTCTTTGACATTGATTCAAACCACGAAGAAAATGGTTTATAACCATCCTCTAAAAGTTTGTTATATTCTTTCATATCAAAATCATGTAAAACAACTTCATCATCATTATATTGTTCTCTATTCAACATGTAATGACAGATGTCTTGACACTTAACCCAATGTAAATCTTTCGTATAACGAGGGTCTTTAAACCATCTTAAATCTGTAATATGGAAATCATTGATTCCGCGTAATGCTTGGTCGTAAACACCATAATATATAGGGTCATAACCATTTGGTGTAGAGATAAGAATAATCTTACCTCCTGTTGATAGGGATGCCATAGATGCCGCCCAAAAGTCATCTCCCGCTTCAATATAGGCGGCCTCATCAAATACAAGTATGGTGGGCGTATAACCACGAAGGGCATCCGCAGATGTTGCAACCGCCTTAACCTCACAACCATTATTTAATCTAAATCTACTCTCTGAGTTTTTATCAGGTGAGAACCCAACATTTAACCATTCAGGCCATTGTTCTAAGAAGTGTCTAACTTTATTAGCCATTTCCACCGCAGTATCACGTTTGTTCGCAATAAGTAGAACTCTCTCAGGATTATCGGGTTTTGCTAATTGTAATTTTTTAGATAACCATGCCGCGGTTACTGTTGTAACACCAGCTTGTCTATACTTTCTTGTAATATTTTCGTTGTAGTCTTCGTAGTCCTTAATTAACTGAATTTGATCTTCAAACAAATCCATCGGGACATACTTTTTCTGTGTATTATCGAATGTTTGTAAATACGTTCTAAGTGCATACGGAGTATCTTTTATAATCTTCGCATACTCAATTAATTGTTCCGTTCTAGTATTCATATATGTATAAATACAAAAAAAGGTGGTTATTGTAAACCACCTTTGTATTATTTCGTAGGTCTATCTAAACCTAATTCATCAAATAGACTGTCATCATCGTCTTCTTCGTCATCGTTGGATAATGAAATACCAGGAATACCTGATATAAAATCTTTTAAATCATCATTATCAGTTTCATCGCTAATACTCGTTAAATCTTCATCAAATTCCGACATCGTTTGTTCATAATCATAATTGTTGATATCCTCTTCAATCGCACGAACCAATGTTTCCATTAAACGATTTCCGTTTTCAGATTTAGAAACTACTTCTTTCATGAATACTAAAAATTCCTTTGCCGGTTTTTTAAATATATGTTGGAATACCATTAATTGGATGATTCCTTTAGTTTCATCTGTTAATACGTCTTCAGGGAATGTTGATCTAATTCTGTCCCAAATAGCTGGTCCTAAACGTAAATCCCACATTTCTTTTTCTAATGTATCTTCACTTTCTTCAATATCACTAAAATCTTCTTCATTACCTTCTTCGTCTCTTGGTCTTCCTTGTATTGCGACTAACTCCAAAGTTCCTTTAATTAATTCGTGTATTAAAACTGGAAAGTTTACCGCTCTTGCTTTAATTGTCGGTGGGTCTGTTTGTCTATCAACATCTTCTCTACCTGCAATATTACCGCCAGATTGTCCCATTGCTTTCATTTGTTCATCAGGTAATTGCCAATATAATGCGTCATTTACTGACATCATAATACCGTAAAGACCAATAATTCTATCGTTTCCAACAATTTGTCTAACTCTATCTTCAACAAAATGATACATGTAATGACCTCTTTTAGAAGCACCTTGTATAATTGTGTTTATAAATCTTCTTTTTGCTTTTTCTAAGTCAAGTTTCTCTAAATCATTAACAATTTCAATTTCATTACCAAAATTCATTTCTTCTTGACCACCTTCCTCTTCACCACCCTCTTCTTCACCTTCTTGATCGTGATTAAAGTCTTCAGGATTAAACTCACCCATACCGATAATACGTGCGTCATATTGAACTGACCCTTCAGGAATACCTAATTCCTTCATTACTAATTCAACCGCTAACTCTTCTAATTCTCTTCTATGGTTTTGTTCAAACTGTAAGATTTGATTATGTGCACTCATCATTTGTTGCATCAAAGGAGATAAACCTTGTATACCCCTCATAGGAGTGTTTGCACCGGTGTATTGTCTCATTTTAGCAACAACTTGTCTATATCTTTCTGAAGCTAATAGTTCTTGGAAGTTCTTGTTAGGTTCATCCCCTGTCTGAGGAAAAGGTATTTTTTTCAACGGAGTTTCTCCTGTTGATAACTTATCTTGTACTCCTTGGTCAGGTCTATCCTGACTATCAAAATCCATTGGCATTTCATTCAAATTTTCTTGAATTAAAGATAAGAGTTTTTTCTTAGAAAATTGCATTTTAATTACTTTTTTTTCTCCTCAGCCATTTTAGCCTTTGGTTTAGGGTTTGTTCCAGGTCCAGGTTGAAAAGGAGTTTTTCTTGGATCTTCTCTTCTTGTTGGAGTTGGTCTTGTTCCAGGTTTAGTTGATGGTGCCGGTTTTGATGGTGCAGTTTTTGGTTCCGCACTTGCAATAGCATCATATGACATAAACTCAGGAATACCATTGTGACCCTTTTTTACTTTAGGTCCATGTTGAACCATTGTATCAGACTCATTAAGTTTAGTTTGAATAAGTTCCATAATTTCGTTTTTAGACGTAAAGCTATGAAAATTTTTGTTTTCTACCAAACCTTTAACCCAATTTTTTATTTCTTTAACATCTTCTTTTTTACACTTACATTTAGATTCTACCTTTCCACAATCATCACATTTTTTAATATTCTTAAGTTGTGGAAAATCTTCTTTAGATTTCTCTAATGCTTTTTTGCTTCTTTCATTGTGATAATCACCCTCTTCTACTTCACCTTCTTTCTTTTCTTTTTTCTTATTATAACCATTAAAATCTGGACTAGGAGGTTTTCCTGGATTGTATGGATTTTTTCCCTTTTTTTCTTTTGACTCATTATCTTTTTTCCAACTATCCACAAATTTACCAAGTTCTTTTTCAACTTCATGGTCTTCAGGATCTCTACCTAAATCTTTTTTTAATTTTTCTTTAGTTGCACCTATCATAATACCATGTAAAGATTCATCCACTTCAGTTTCTTCAGTCTCATCAACTTCCTTTTTCTTAGGTGTAGATTTCTTTTTAGGAGTTCCACCAAATACCGTTGAACTACTTGATTTTGAACCTTTAATAGTTAAACCCATATCCGCTTCGCTCACATCTTCCTTTGTTTCACCCTTCTTTTCTTTATTCAAGATTGCAAAATCATCAGCATCAATTTTACCATTTTTGTTTTTATCAATTTTAGATTGGTTACCCTTAAGTTCTTCGTAAGCTTCAATAGTTTTATTTTGTTTCTTAGCGTCAACTACCTTTTGTTGATATTGAGGATCTTTTTTAGATATCATCAAATCTTCTTCTGATAACATTCTTGATACCAATTGTTTAAGTTGATTGTCACTGAATTTAACTAATGTTTTTTCTGAGAAACCTTCTTTAATTAATTTCTCTACTAATTCTGTTCTTTTCATGATTCCTTGAATTTTATTTCTTCTTTTAAGAGGATAAACCCTCTTGATTTTAATTTCTTTGTTACATTCTCTATTGGTTCACCAAATTTAAATGTCAGTCTTTCTTCCGTGTTTTCAAAGTCAAACTTTTCCCAAGCCATTGAAATTACACCATCTACAGCATCAATAACTCCGAAATGATCGGAGTCTTGAACTAATTCTAATTGTAAATCTGTATCTTTTAATAAACCTACTACGTCAACATATTCGATGTCAGGTGATTTAGACCGTTGGCAAGCCGAAGCAGGTATAACGAACCAATCGCCCATATCAATTTCAGTGGTCTCACTGAATACGAATTCGTATTGTTTTTGACCTTTGTAATCTGAACCGATTTCATTGACATATATTAGATGCATTTTTTATTTAAAATATTTGCTTAACGTCGTTCCAATTGCGTTATTGATTTCACTTTTCATTTCTTCTAAGTCTAATTCTTGAACTTCTTCTTCGTCCATTCCTTCTTCCTTAATTGCATATTTTGATAAATCAATTTCGTCCGTATCCATAGGTGTGTTCACAAACTCATCTAAAGCGGCCATAGAATCATATTCATTCATATCCGCCGGTGTTTCTTCAGGAGCCGGTGCAGGTTCTTCACCTGTCGGTTCGTCCATACCAACTCCACCCTCTTCTTCTTCTCTTTCAAATTTCTTAGAAATATCTTCAATATCTTCATCAGACAATTTATCTAAATCAACTGCAGAAATGATCATGTTTAAAATGTATTTGATGTCATCACTTTCCATTCTATCGTGTAAATCTCTTAATTCTTGACCTAATTTACCTGCATATTTTTGAGCTTCAGCCATGTAAGATGATCTCTTACCTGCGTCCTCATCTTCACCGCCTTCAGCAGGTGGCATATCTGTAGGTGCGTCCATTGGAGCATCACCACCTTCAGCAGATGGAGGAGGAACATCACCTGATGCGTCAGCCGCAGGTGCTGGAGGTAAATCCATTGGTGCTTCAGGCATTGGAGCCTCTTGTTGAGGTTTGTTTTGCTTTAACACATATTTTGTTGCTTCCTGTAGTTCTTCCTGTCCTTTCAACAATTCAAGTCGTTTGAACGCTTCGGCATACGAAGAGAACTTATTCTTGTTCTTCATGAACATTCCACCGATATAATCGAGTGATGATTCATTTAATCCTCTCTTTACATAGTAACCGTCTTTTTCTTTAACGACACCATATAC